CTACAGCTACCGTACCAACTACACCTGTAACGTTTGTAACTGACGTACCCGTTACAGAAACACTGCCAACACTTATTGTCCCTGCAACTCCTGTAACCGAAACTCCAGTACCTTGTTGAACTGTTACTGAACCAACGCTACCCGTAGCAGATACACCCGTAACTGAAACATCTTTACCTATTGCAACTGTTGCTGCACCTACACTAGCTGTACCAGAAACTCCAGTTAAATTAACTATAAGAGCACTACTAACTTCTACACTGCCTATTGCTCCAGAACCGCTAACGCCTGTTACAAAAACATTAGAAACAATTGTTACGGCAACTGAGCCAACTTGTCCTGTACTAGATAGCCCAGAAACTGGAACATCAGCACCAGCTTGCGCTACAACAGACCCTACAGAAGCTGTTCCTAATACGCCTGTAACACTAACATTTGCTACGCCAGTAACAGTTACGCTACCAACTTGTCCCGTACCAGAAAGCCCTGTTGCATTAACAACTGCCGTTCCCGTTATCGTTACACTACCTAACTGCCCAGTAGCAGAAACCCCTGTTAGGTTTACTACTGCATTTTGTTCTGCCTGTACAGTAACTGAACCTACTTGTCCTGTTGCTGTTACTCCTGCACTACCTTGTCCCCACGGGCTTTCGCCCCATCCGCCATAACCCCATCCGCTTAATGGAACGTCTACATTAGTGTAGCTCTCTCCCCAAGGACCGTTACCCCACGGACCATTCCCCCAGCCAGAATAGGTTGGCACTTAGCCATTCCTAGGCTATGCGGATAATAGCGTTGCTTGCATCTGCCGTTGGGAACACAATCGTAAATGTACCTGAGGTTGAAGTTTTAGCACCACCAAAATCTAAAATACATACAGAGGGATCACCCGCTGCGGTATCGTTATAAATCATTGCGCCATAAGCCGTAATGGTTGCAGAGGTAAACGATAAATCAGCAAAGTCAGTAAACGCAGTAGTACTAGAAGATGTTGGGGTGATGTTAGTTAACGCACCGCCACCTGCTGCATAAGTACCTGAGTTAGCAACTTCGTTAGTAGCCGTATAAGCCGTTGTAGCAGCTGTAAAAGACGCTGAGTTATCGTATAAAGCTAGTTTAAATGTATTGCCAGTACTAGCTGTAAAGTTGTGCGTAGCCGTCATGAGCTGCACTTTGAAGCTGGTACACATAAAATTGCCTGTAAAAGCCATGATGGACTCCTATAAAAGTTTAATTAATTCGGGATGACCAGCTTCCCTTAGCTTGTGAGCTAGTGTTACTCGATCAAATTTTACCGCTTCATTCATGTAAAAAACTAACACTTCCCGAATATGATTACGAAAAGCAATTGCTTGCTCCCGAACCAAAGGATGAGACTGATCCCCTACCTGAATAATTTTATCTAATGCCCGTTCAGCAACCTCTTCGGTGGTAAACCCACCAAAGTCTTTGGTTGCCACATGAATCCCGTTGGATTCGCCTAATCCTTGTACACTAATCATTTTACTGGATACCTTACTTGTCCACTTCTGTAAGCGTCTTGACGGTTCTTGCCATCGCCCAATTGCTTGAGTTCTACCATTGCATCGTCATAACGAGCCTTATAAACATTCATTGTATCAGCGTCTGACTTCATAAACAAAGCAGCTTCTAATAAGGCTCCATATAAAAGCGCAGAGTCAAAGTTTGTTCCAAGCCATGTTGTACCTGCCGTCACAATAGACTGCGGATAGTAGAAATAATGCAGTTCTGTAGCATAATTAGCGTCTGGGGTAGGCCCAACAATAAAAGTATTGTCATCAAAAACAGCGTAATACTCTGGTTTACCGTAAAAAGTTGCGTCTGTATCAGGAAAAGACTCACGGATAAAGTTAACATCTTTATTTAATAGATAGCTAGTCTCATTTGCAGTGTTAATTACTGCCAAACTAAAGGTTGATAACCAGTCTGATGGAGTTGCTAAGAATCTATTTCCTGAAGTAAAGTTACCCGTCACATTCTTGCGAATGGCAGGTAACTGCACCATATTGTAAATGCGCTGCTCCGCCAGCTGCACAAAACGAGCAATCTGGTCAGCAGACGTAAACGACCCTACGGTAGCTGGGAAGTCGTTCTCAGCAAACCCTTTAATCGCAGAAGTTAACTGCGTGTAATTCATGCCATTGGGCCTCTGGAGGTAAACCCTTTGGTGGCACAGCCAGAACCACGTTGTTTTATGCCAGTAGTTTTAACATCATTACGATCTGGATTACCTGCGCTAACACGCATAGCACCGCTTTTAGGCGTTACTTCGCTAGCTGACAGTGTATTTGGATCACGAGTTACTTTACTTGGTTCTTTAGCATTCATAGTTTTACCGTCCATAGTGTGTGGTTTGGCATAGACTTGGGCATTGCCAACTTCTTTACCCATAACCTTTTGAGAAAATTTAGCCATTATCTGCCTCTTCCAGCTTTCTTCTGGTTTGCTACACGAGCCAAGTTACGGCCCATATCTTTCATAGCCATAGAGCTAACACCCATTTTCTTGCTAGCACCCTTCAAACCCATTACTGTCGGACCGCTATCGCCTAAATTTTTACCAACGGTTTTACCCTTGGATTCAATACCGTTTGCGCCTTTTTTGAATGACATAATAAACTCCTAAGTTATTGTTACTGTTACGCTACCTACCAAACAAGATGGGGCAAGATCATTGGGTGTTAATCCGTCATCTCTAGCACCGCCAACAGGGTTCCATCCCCATTGAAACACTCTACTACCACCCTGTGGGACCCCAGCAGCATTTGGGTTAACGCTATTTGTTAATATTACCTGTAAACCGTTGTTTCCAGAAACTGTATAACTTATATCTGGTCTTGGGTCCCTTACTGCTTGTGGATCATTTACTGGGTACATACCTAATTGCAACTGCGGATGATCTGGATCCCAACAAGCAGGACAAACTTTAATTTTAAAAGGTTTTGTTTTTACCGTCTGCGTCTTAAGTACCTTTAGCTTATATCTAAAATTACATCTATCACATTGAGCAATCGAGTTTTTGCCAGAGGCATACTGGCTAGGCATAGAATAAGTTCCTTGGAACAAATCTCACGGGCGCCTTATCTCTATCCTCATCTGCTGCTAGTTGGAATTGCTGCTCATAATCAGTTTTTAACATCATTATTCTATTTGGATCTACACCTGGCAATTTAACGCTTAATTGGTATGCTAAACCAGCTACCATGCAAGGAATAAAGCGGAAAGGAATGTCTTGTTCTCTAACGCCAGTTCCAGCGTCTTGAATCCTACGCATACGGTAATAAACAAACGTATATTGGTCACCTGGAGAATTAGGGGTAGGCCATATATTTATACATGGCAAATATTGAACAGTTACTTCTGCGCCATTAGTATGGGAGGCTGCGGTAGTTCCATTTTGACCACGGGCGCAATTAGTTAAAATATTTCCAACAATATTGGGATAGCTTATTGTTTCGTTATCAATCTTTACAAAGCCAGATGAAGGAAGATTTTCTACAGAAGCTACTGTAATAGAAGTAGCTGAAGAGCTAATTGTTCCACCAGTATTATTTGCCAGTGTAGTTGTAGCTATTGCATCGGTATTACCTGACTGGCGATTAATCCATACCTGAATAGGGCGTCCTTGTGCCAATTTATTAGGCAAAGACATGTAAGTAGGCTCTGCAATGCGGCTAATGTTAATGTCAATTTGATTAGAAAAATTGCCATTGTTTTGACGAATAACCATATCCATTAAATCTATTGTGTCTACTGGAATAGGGTACATAGCCTGTCCAGTAACCAGAGCAATCTGCCCTTGATCTACTGTCCATAGGTTAATACCACGATTAGCCCATTCAATAGTAAGCAAGTTTAGAGACCGTCTAGCAGTTCTAAAATCATAACCAGTACGCAACTCTAAACCACAACGCTCAAACGCTTCCTCAATGAGGTCGTTCATGTTTAGGTTAAACGAGGTGGTTCCTGTAGTTGTCATTATTTTTTCTTCGCTGTTTTAGCAGATTTAATAAAGTCCGCTTTAGTAGGCGCACCTTTTGATCCAACTTTACGCATTGTTTCACCAGAACCCGCAGCTATACGTGCTTGCTTTTTATGAATATTCTCGTACAAACCAACTTTTCCACCAGCTGCATATTGAGTAAAATCGGTGTCATCACGCCTAGCTTTTTTCTTACCGCCAGGCATTTTGCTAGGCATAATATCGCCCATTCCTCTACTTGGTCTCATACCATACGTCCTTTAGTTTTACCTTTAACACAACAGCCATCTGCACGTTTAGAGGCGGATGAAACTTTGCCACCTTTTGCCATATCCATAGGTTTTTTAGGACCTACTTTAGGAATGCCAGCGCCACCGCCACCGCCACCAGAATTTGGTTTATTGGAAATTTCTTTCATTTTGGCATCATGCGTCTCGCTTATTTTTTGCATGTTAACTTTAAAATCTTCCATGCTTTTAGCTCGGCCTTCTTTGTATTCCTGCATACGTTGTTCCGCAGCAGCTTTGCTTTCAGGAGATCTTTTATCCGCAAAATATTTTATGTCATCTTGATTCATTTTTAAGCCTTTGTCTTTCCACGAATGCAACAACCGTCTGCACGAGATGATGCTGATTTAACTTTACCACCCGACTTGTACTTAGGTTTTAAAAACTTTGTATCCCCTGCGGCACCGCCACCACCGCCACCTCTAGGAGTAAAAACTGACTTACCTTCTTTAACAAACTCACGAGCTTTATCAATTGCTTGATCTCGTTTCATTTCTTTTAAAACTCTGCTGGCCTCTTTTTCAGTTTCTAATGCTTCTCTGAACTGCGCGGCTTTCTCAGGATTTAATTTAGGATTATTGTCCATAGAACGTTTCTTAAATTCAGGCTCGTTACCGTAGCCCAAATTTAATTGGTTCATCATTTCCATGGCATTAATCGGATCAGGCACGAGTCTTACCTCTTACTGCACAACCGTCAGCGCGAGAAGAAGCAGATTTAACAGAACCACCTTTAGACATCTTCTTTTCAGCAGCAGTAGTACGCTGTGACTTGCTACCCATCATGCTTTTAAATAAACGTTCTACTGGACTTTCTGCATCAGAACGATACTGTTGCATACCAGCAGCGTTTTTAGGAATAGCAATATATGGCTTCTTAACATCAGTAGGTAACTTATTACCTTCTTCGTCTTTGTTTGTCAGTGCCTTAAAATCACTAGATTTTGCTGGCTCTACTTTAGTTTTAACAACAGTTTTTTCAACAGCAACTGGCTTTTTACTAGCTGCTCCATAGGGGTCTAAATCATCAGAAGTTTCTTGTTTGGTATCATCAGAAGTTTCTTTTTTACTTTTAGTAAGATCATTGCCTTTAGCGTCAATCATGCCCATACGGTATTTAACAATTTCATCGTCACCCGTGTAGCCACCTTCTTCAAACTTTTTCATTTTCTTTTTCATGTTAGCAAGCCTTTCCGCCCTTATTCATTCTAACTTCTTTACCTTTGGTAAGGCCTTTTTTAGCAATACCATTAGCTGATTTATGACCAACAGAAAGACCACCAGTAGCCATCTTTTTCATAGCCATGCCGCCTTTTTTCAAAGTAAGCTTAGTACCTTTGCCACCTTTGTGTTCTTGAGCGTCATGCTGTTTAAAAGCTTTCTTAATCATGGCTTTGTCCTGAGGCTTATCCATTTTCATATCTTCTTTGGCGTCAGTCATTCCGCCTTTTTTCATATATCCCATTTTATTACGTACAGCTGTAGGCAACTTAGCCATGCCTGGATTTTT